TGCTGCTATGAAAGTAAACCAGTTTGTTGTAGTCTAAACTATCACCCAGTGCAATGCGTCTAAGATTACGTTGGTTTTCGTCATCAAAATACGGTACAACTGTTACGTTGCTGCTAAAACTTATGACCAGAGCATTTGAACTTTCACCAGCTGCATTGTTGCCCTGAGAGGTTTTTACCCAGGTTATGAGCATGATCATGCTGCCCACACTGGTAGAATTTTGTAATGCAGTACTATAGGCTAAAGTCTGTGTAGTAAAACTGGTCAATGGACTTCCAGCTGTTAGGTTGCTGCTGCCAGTAACGTACCTGGTGACTACTATGCTGGTGTTTACGTCTCGGGGATAGGCAATAATTTGCGGATCCAGTCCCACGGCTCGGCTCAGTTTATCAAAACTAGGACCATCTAATCTGGTAACCTCAGTTGTAACGCCATAGGTTACATAGTCATTGAGATTCTGCAGAGCCCAGGTTATGTTTTCACCTGGATAATCATAAGTTGCAGATCTTGTTATGCTACCTATGCTCGTATAGGCTATGGTGGTAAATCCTGTTGTAGTGGCCACCTTGGTGGTGCTGGTGCCGGTTTGTTCGTCACCGGTTCGGTCAAAAGTAAATGTCGGACTGGTCAAATAGGTCTTGATGCTGGGGATGCGCACCGTGGTTTCGGTTCTGTTGTTAATGCAGATGGCCGTGGTGTTGCTGGTTGAAAAATCACTAATGATATCACTTAGATATTCGTTAAATAATTTAGTGCCAGTTGGATGAAGCTGACTTAGTACATGATCATACCAGGCCTGACGCTCCGTATGAGTTCTAAGCACATAGCTAAATTGCTGATAGTACAGGCTATCCTGTAATACCTGATCAGTACTTAATTGACTATAGTCATCCAGATATCTACCCGGAGCTGCTACAACACTGGTTACAGCTACTGTGGTTACAAAACTGCTGGTGTTGGTAGTAAAGTTCTTGTATAATCCAACTATGGTTTCACCAGTGGTAAATGTTCCTACCCAACTAGCTGGTTGCAGTACCAGATCATAATAATTAACACCACCAACACCTACTACCTGTATGACATTGTCCACAGTAGCATAGGCTAAACTGGTCATGCCACTGACTCGGGTATGAATTAGGTTAGCTGGATTGCCCGATACCGAACTTATTCTGATGGTTTTTTCTGAGTAATAGTTACTGGCACTGGGTTTGAACAGATAATCTCGGGGATAAAATACATCAACTTCATCATCAAAGAAAGCTCTGAAAAATAATTTAAAGCTTTTTTCAGATCCTTTTAATCGATAAAACTGCTGAGCATATTTAATAAAGGTGGCTGCATTGCTGGATGTCTGATCTGGCAAAAATGGAGCATAGGTATGCAGGAATTCAGGTTTTAAACTTACGGGAGTTGTGTCAATGTCTCGATTTAACTGCAGGTTTTGCAGACTATACTGGGTGCCAACACTGGTGGCATTTTCATCACCAGTAGTTTCTAACCAATTAGAATACTTGGTGACAAATACTACAAATAACGGATAAAATTCCTGAACATAATCTGGAATCTGATCGGTCAGCAGATGCGATATTTTTTGTGTACTGTCAGTCATTAACTATTTGCCGCTTCTACTTCGATGGTTATGCCATTGATTACATTGGCTAATACAACAGCTGCTGTATCATCCTGGACTAAAATTTCATTAAAGGCTGGGTAGATATCTCCAACACTTTCTTGAGGATTAACATACACATACAATTGTGTTATTCCACTTGGATATCCACTAATTGTCAGTGGTGATGTTGGACTAAGTGTGATGAGTCCTTTGCCATAGTCAATGGTTCCTGGACTATCCAGATATTCACCTGTGTTTAGATCATAGGTGTATAGTGTTCCTGTGCCTTCATAATCTGGAGGGCTTTCGTCTGGTATGTCCTTGATAGAGCAAAAATGAGAACCTGCTGCATCAGTAAAATAAAAATAACTGGTGGTAAGCTCAGCTGGATGTACTTTGATGGGTAACTGTATGGTGCTGCCAAAACTCAATCTTACATTGGGCACCAGAGGTAATCGTTTTACCAATTTGTATAAAACATTTACACTAAGTATGGCATCGTCCACATTCATAAGCTGTTCTTCAAGCTGGCTGCGATAAAATTTTGAATTAAAACTTTGTAGATTGTTTTGCATAAACTCTGCAACCTTGGCATTGATCAGACTCTTGATCTGAGCATCTGATCTGGTTGTGCGAGTGTCTGAATAGCGAACCTTTATGTTAAAGTTAACATAGGTATAGGTTGGGTCTACAAACTCATGTTGAGATGTCATCATGCTGCGGGGTTTTAATAATTCATTAACAATTCGAGTTTTTTCACTATTGGTCAGTACATAACCAGTTTTAGGTTTAATGCTGATAAAAGTCTTGCCATATTCTGGAGGATTATTATCTTCGCCACCCCAGATATTTACGCTGTCTGCGCCTGGAACATTGTCGGCAATATAAGTTGCATAATCCGTAGTTGTAATTACACGTCCTTGACTGGCATAGTTATTCAGAGATCTGTAACGAACCTGATCCGTAGTTTCTTTTTCACTACCACCCGCAGGTTTACTAATTGTACTAATGGTTCTGTTAGCACTGTTTTCACCAGCTATGCTGTTGGTACTCCAGCCTACACTGACATTGGTGCTGACATTGGCATCGGCTCCGTCAGTAATAATATAACTAATTTTAATTACATCACCCTGACTTAGATTAGCTCCAATAACATCATCACCAAAATTAATTTCATAAAAACCTCGGGTATTTTCCTGCAGGAAGAATACCTTGGCAGTCTGATCAACTGCACTAAGATCAGTAACCAGGTTATAGGGCTCAGAATATGACCCTACACCACCATACTGAATCTGAACCTGTAATGTACTGGTGTCTATGTCTGAATTTGGAATTTCATATTTCACGTCAGGGCCAGGGTTAGCTGCTACTGTCCAGTAATAATCCTGTTTACGACCCTGATATAATTTTACACTGCTAAAAGTATAAACACCGGCTATCGGAGTAGCTGAAAATGAATCAATGGTGTAAAAATTATAGCTGGTGCCATCTATGCTGGTGGTAAAAACCGTATAGGGATTAAGTGTAATAAAATTAGGTACTGTGGTGGTGTTCTGTATGACTACATCAACAACAGCCGTGGCTGCTCTGCGGCTGCGTGGAACATAGCTGATCTGCTTGGCCAGGCTGACTACTGAACTGCGTTTGATAGCAGTATCCAGGAACATTTCATTGCTGACCATGTTGGCCAGCACTGCATTATAATGTGTATTATAGGCTAAGAGATCAATCAGCACACTGAGATTAGAGGCATCAAAGTCATAGTCTGTAAACTGACTTTGATTGCGTAAATAGGTTTTTAGATTAGACTTAATGTCTTCAAAATCTAATTCGGTTACTCGTACATTATTGGCCATTATCGTACTCGGGTAAATTTAGTTGTAAAAAGTTGTGGTTCTTTGCTGTTTTTTAAACGATATTCTATGTTGATATAAACATCATTGTCTTCAGCAGATGTCAGAGTCACCTGTATGAGCTGTACTCGGGGTTCAAATTTTGTTATGGCATCCTCTATGACTCGTTCAGCAATCATCAACGTCATGGGATCCATGTTTTCAAATAATAAATTTGATATCTGACAGCCCAGGTCAGGCTGGAATGGACGCTCATAGTGTTTGGTATAGATTAAATTACGCAGAGCATTACGCACGGCATTATCGTCAGTTTTAGTGGCTACGTCCCGAGTTCGGGGATTGTATCCAAACGCTGCGTCTAGGTCTATGAATGATCGGGTTGCTCTGGCCATCGATTATTTATCTATTCGGTCTTGGGTATTTGTGATTTTACTGAATCTATTCGAGCTTTCCAGCCATCTATGCCTAGATCATAGATCATGGCCAGTTGTTCTTCAGCCGTGGGATAGTGTTTCTTTCTTTCTATGCGATAGTCTCGGCCAGATTGCTGACTTAAAACTGCATACCTATGAGCTGATTCTAGTTCTGATTTCGTGGGTTTTGGAAAGAATGCATCATCCCAGACCAGATGTTCATAGTCAGTTCCTCCCTCAAAATGCCATTTGGCCTGAGGGCACATCCACATTATAGCTGTTAAAATATCCATGTTTTATCCTAGTAATAAATGACTACCAATCCTAGTCCACCATAGCCGGCTTCTTCACCACCCAGGGCAAACTGTATGGTCTGGCTGCTGCTCATGCTCAGATCTGGATCACCAGCATTGCCCGGAACACGTCCATTTCCTGACTGAGTTACAGCCATGATCAATGCCGGATGCACATAACCGCTGCCACCACCACCAGGACCCATGCTTGAATTATTACCATAGGCGCCACTGCCTCCGCCATAGTAACCACCACCGCCTCCACCACCATAGCAGTTGGCGTTCTGATGTGTGCCACCCTGACCTAGGCTACCAGCACCACCTGTTGTTTGAGCACCTACTCCAGCAGAACCTCCGGCTGTTTGTGATCCACCTCCGCCCATGTG